CGTTAGCATCAATACGATAACCATTAGCATCAATACGTCGGCCATTCTGATCAATTTGAATAGCATTACGATTTACACCAGAACGATTCTCGTATGGCATAGTAAGTGAATTACCTACAAAAGCACCACCTAAAGCACCTGCTAAGGCACCTCCCGCGGTGGCAATCTTCTTACCCATACCACTACCAAACTGATTACCAGCAAATCCACCCCCAGCAGCACCCAATAGACCACCACCAAGTTGACCCATAGTAGTAGGATTACAAGCACCCAGAGTTAGGGCTACAGCACCAATCACAACAATTTTCATAGTCATACGCATTTTCAGTTCCCTTTGTTTTCATCATCATTTAATATAGTCATTATAGCAAGAGTTGTAGTGTTTGTCAACCCTTTTTTTCACTTAATCGTTAAAAGTTTTTATCATATCTAACAAGTCTTGATAATGTGCCATTTGTTCTAATTCCTTCTCAATTGTAGTCATGATATCAGAATGCTCGGCTACTCCTACGGAATTATCAAGAATATTTTCTACGTTAATCTTGTGCCTGTTGATTTGAGATTGAAAATAGTTCTCACTTGCATTAATAATCATATTTCTCTTTGATGTAGTCATTTCTTCCTGCCAATGCTATACTTGGCCACTAACTCCCATTCTTTCTTCTCTTTATAAGGGAGAATTTTAATCTGATTTAGTGGTGCAACAGGCTTGGCAGATTTACCGGAATCAACTAGAGTTACAAGATCCCATTGTTCTAGCAAGTTTGCAATAGCATTACGTCTACCGATATCAGATTCATTTTCATTGAAATCTGAAGGTTTACCATCTAGAGCGAATAGCTCCTTGAAGTGAACGATGAAGTATCGGCCTTGCTTGTGTAGAATATGGCAAGATTGGTAGAGTTTCCTATCCTTGCGGGAGGCAACACCAATTCGTGTTAGTGTTTCTTTTACTTTTAAGAAGTCATCCTCTACCTTCAGATGAACTTCAATCATATTACTTAGATCAGTCATTTCATACCACCTTTAATCAATTTTTCTCGTATAAATTCTATTTGCTCATCATTAAGTATTTTGAGTGCTTCTTTTGCTTTATTAACAGAATACCCATAATAGTCAATCACCATTTGTAAAACATCATCATCATTCTTCTTAAACCATTTAGAAAAACGTTTGCGTTTTCTTATGATATTTAGTAAGAATGAATATTGAAGCATATTATCTATATGAGAGTTTTTATTCATCATGTTAGCGAATTGTATGGTATCAGGGAAGTATGATAAGGCTCGATTAGTTAAGAATGGATTGTATGTACTTTCAGCTAATTCTGGATTATCAGAATCAGTCATGATATCTTTCTTGCCGAAATTGATATCATTTACAAAATCAAACGGGTTCATGACCACTCACAATCTGTCATAAGTTCTACAAGACAGGCCACATTATTGATTTCATGATCAACTACGAAGGCTGCTTGATACTGATACTTAGCAAGAATTAAAACCATCTGTGCTATACTTGCCGGTGGCATTTTCTTAGCTGCATTAGTATATAGACTCCGATATAGTACAGAAGTTTCTACATCACTGTTATCTACTACCCATTTACGAATACCACTGAAGTCTTGATTCTTTAACATATTAACAAGTGATGTAAAAGATTCATCACTCATTACTGTTAGAATACCAACATCAATTTTACCTGTTGCAGAATATCTTTGTAGTTCATTAAGAATACGTCGCCAATCTGGATTATATTTCATAATCAATTCGGAGACTACTTGTTTATCATATACTATACCGTTATCGTGTAGTATATTCTCTACACGTTTAAAGAATAGATGGCATAATTCTTGTTTTTCTTTCTTATCAATATTAAATTCGATTACTGAACATCTAGAATGTAAAGGTTCAATAATACGATTTTTGAAATTACAAGTAAGAATGAAGCCACAGTTCTTAGAGAACTCTTCCATAAAGTTACGAAGTGCTGGTTGAGTCGATTGTGGATTTAGATAATCTGCTTCATCTAAAATGACATACTTACGTTTGCCGTTGAATGATACAGTAGAAGCAAACTGCTGGATTTCATTTCTTAGAGTATCGATATTACCTTTCATAGAACCGTTAATCATTAAATAATCAAAGTCTAGTTGGTTCAGGAGGGCCCTGGCTACAGTAGTTTTACCGACGCCAGGACCACCTGATAATATTAAGTTAGGCACTTTCCCATTATCAACAAAAGATTGAAAGGTCATCTTCAGTTGATGGGGAAGTACACATTGAGAAATAGAAGTAGGCCGCCACTTTTCTACCCAAAGAAAATCTTCTGTCATAATATAAACCTTTCAGGTTACTTTCTACCACGGTGTTCTATAGAAACAACTTTGCCGAGATGATCAACTTCTAGTACTTTACTTCTTAAATCAAACCCATTGAAGTCTAATACTTTGATCATAAAGGTTAAGATGCTCTCAATATCTTCTTCTTCAAATCTTTTATTCGTACTAATCTCTCCTTCTTTTCTATGATCTCCCAGTGAAAACCCTGGACGAGTATCATCAGTAGTTAATCTAATCTCCAATTCTATCATACATTAACTCCTCGATTCAGTTGCAATATAATATGTGGCCTTTCCATCTTCAGTCGAGAACTTCGAAATGCCCTTAGTAGAAATTTCTACATTGTATTGTAGCATCATCATCTTCATGTTGTCAACCTTAAAAATGTGTTTGAATACAGATTCTGAAGCTTCTACATTTTCCTTATAATCATTCATAGAAGAATTCTTAGTATCACCAGCACTAATACTAATATTAGTACCATCACCTTCTACAACGATCTCAGGCAATCCCAGAACACGGGCAGCATCTAGTGTCTTCTTTAAAATAGTGTCTGATAAAGTGAATGAAGCATCCACATCAGGCAGTGTAATACCCTTATCAGGCGGTGTTACAATCATAGAAGGATCAGCATATCGATATGTAACAGCTTGACCATTGCCGTTATTAATATTCATTGAATTCTCACCGAGATCTAATTCTGCTCCCTCAATAAGTGTCATAGCTGAAAGAAACTGACCTAAATCATAGATACCAAATTGTGTTTCAAAAGTATCTGGTACGGTAACTTCAGCTAATACGGTCTTCTGAGGAGATACAGTTCGTAGTACATCGCCCTCCTTGAATAGAAGAGATTGGTTGATTGTAGAAAAATTCTGTAATACTTGTAGTGTTTGATCAGACATCTTCATAATTTTATTCCTCACTTCTTTGCATATTTTGAAAGTAATTCAGCATCAGCCGTTGCGGCCGCACCAACTTGGGCTAAGTCTGCTAAAGACCCGCCAAACATATATGCTCCCATATGTGTTAGTTGCATCCATGGACACATCCAAACTTTTAGCTCAATCTTACGAGCATACTGGCAGAACATATAATCTTCTGATAGATAACGATTAGACTCTGGATCAATGACGGTATCAAAGTAAGCATGAATTTGTCTACTGCCATCAAAGTGTTTAGTACGAACATGGTCTGGTGTATAAGCTAATTCTGGATAAGCATCTCGATACTTTTCGAGGGCCTTTTTCTGAATCATCATAAATCCAGTACCACCTTCTAGCACTTCACAAGGTTCGTCTACTCTTAGTTCAGAAGTACCAGGAGCAGGATTAAACACAAAATCGCCAACAAACCTGTCTAGATTATTAGGATTTTCATCAGCAAAGCCCTTATCTACTGCTCGTTTGATTTTCTCCCATGCGATAGTCTTCTTAGGATATGGAGCGCATACGATATCTTTATCTGAATCTGGGTCTGCAATAGCTGCTAGACCTAGGACATCATTCGGATCAAATCCAATATCAGAGTCGATAAACATTAGATGAGTAAAATCACTTCGCATGAATTCATCGACTAGATAGTTACGGGCTCTTGTAATAAGGGATTCATTGAACAAGTAATGAAAAGATAGAGGTGCTTGATATTGTGTTGCTAGAATGCCCAAATCTGTACATGATTTAGAATATTGTCCGCCGCACATACCGCCATACATCGGCGTACACACCATAATCTTTCGTGTCCTTAATTCTTCGACACTAATAGAAATCTCCACTTATGTACTCTCCTTCTCTTCAATATCATGAACGTGTAATGCCATTATAGCATAATGTAGAACCTTTTGCAAGTCTTTTCTGTTATAGCCGTCCTTTCGTCCGTAACGTTGTGCATACTTCAAGACATTGCCGATGCAAAATCCCATGCCATGGCCAGAGTCGAATATAAACTCTGTAGCTTGGAATTTAGATTTAGAATAGTGAGCATCATAGGTACTATCTATATATGCTTTTAGATCGTCTAAAAGTCGATCTTCACTGAATTTATAATCAATCAAATCTTTCTCCATATACATCATCATTATTCCATTATAGCAAAAGTTGCGGCACTTGTCAAGTGGAAAAGTTAGTAATTAACTCCAAACCATAATTATTAATTTCATCTTTCAATTTCAAACCTTTCTTCATAATAGGCTTATTCTTCTTAAAAGGGAGATAATTTACATGATGATGCCACCTTCCATATTTCCATACATTGTCAGTCACATCTGGATGCATTTCTTT